TGATCGGGATGATATCAAGATTGACCTGGAGCGGGCCCGGCTCACTCTCGATGGTGGTCTGCCTTCGGAGACGATTGCTGAAGCCGGAAAGTGGCTGGATGAATGGAAGGCGGCTGAAGGCGAAAGGAAGGCACTCATCTCTCTTCTGAAGCCCTATGCCGCCAAAGCCGAAAGGGACATCTCCAGGAAGGCTAATGTGTCGGGGGAGATCAGCCGGGTATCGGAGCCAATACCTATCTTGGATTGGTGCCCCCTCTATCAGGCACTTGGGACGTTTCCGGGAGGCACGGGGGCTCACCGGGTATGTGGGGCACTGGCAGCCTGGCTCTATCAGGCAGGCTGGGATGAGGGGGAGGCATTCGATCTGTGGTACAATGTCGCTGCCAGGTGTGACGTGGAGACGAGGATCTTCTATACCTCTTATGGTGTCATCAACAGCCCGTCGTGTAAGACGATCCAAAAGACGAGCGCGGGATATCCATCTCTCGGCTTCGGGGGGTTGAACTTGTGCAATCCAGATGAGAAATGCGAGGGAGCCATTTGGCCAGGCCAATATGGGAAACAACCAAAGGATGAACTTACAGACTTTTGCAACGAGGTTATAAATAAGGATGGTGGGGTCTACTATAAGTTTTCACCCACTGCCTCCACTGATGCTCTTATAGGAAAGTATTTCGTTCTGGCGATGTCAAAAAACGAGACCGAGATATTTTGGTATGATGGTCAAGTGTACCGAGACGACGGTGAGCGGAAAATCGATCTGAAGATAACCACCGTGGCTGGGGACAGGGCCAACGGCAGAGACGTGCAAGAGGTCACAAGACGGATTAAGAACATTCTCCTAGAGACACCAGTTGAATTTGATCCCGACCCATACCTTCTGGGGTTACGAAACGGCGTGGCCGATCTGAGAACGGGGGAAGTCCGAGAATACCGACCCGAAGATCTCATCACTGACATGATCGATGTCGAATATAATCCATCAGCAAAATGTACAAACTTCTTGCGATTCTTAGAAACTAGTGCTCCAAATGTTACCGACCGGCTAACTCTGATCGATTGGTTTCCAGCGACGGCGATAAAAAAACCTATCCCGTATGTACTGTTTATGCTGGGGCTGGGCAGGAACGGGAAAGGAACTTATGAAGATTTGCAGATGGAATTTTTTGGCGAGCCGTCGTTCCGAGAAATGGCCTTATCAGAGGTAACGAAAAACAATTTTGCATCAAGTGCATTTTATAAAAAACGTGGTTGGATAGCTTCTGAGCAATCGGGAAAAAAGAAGTCAACCATCGGAACCGATTTTATAAAGTTGGTGAGCGGGGCCGGAACGATAGATGCTGATCGGAAAAACAAAAGTCGCATTCAGTTCAAACCGTACTTCCAGACCATAGTGGATACAAACGCCATGCCCCGGATTGACGACACATCTATAGGCTGGATGGAGCGATTCATCAAGATAGACCTGCCTTATACTTTTCTACCTAACCCGGACGAGAACGATCCCCTGCAGAAGAAAAAAGATCCCCATTTATTTGAACGGATCACGACCGACGAGGAGCTTTCTGGGATATTGAATCTTCTGCTGTGGCGTGCCCCCGAAATAATCAGAACCGGGGAGATATTGAAACGCCAAGCAAGCGAGATGTTCTGTGAATACGCACAACAAAGCGCGAGCGTTTTGACGTTCTGTGATGCGTTTTGTGAATATGATGAAACGGCCATATCCATCAAGATACCGACCTCCGCAATATATGAATATTATAAAAAGTGGTGTCGGTATTTGGTGGGCGAAGTGGTAGACGAGTCTTATTTTGGTCGGTATCTGAAGAGACTCTGCAACGGAAGAGACCCAGTGAGACCGAAAATAGACGGTAAAAGCTATACTGCCTATCCTGGATTGATGTTGCATGACGATAAGGTAGATAGTGTTATTAAGTCTATAGCTACTGGTTTTACAAGCATTTACAAGCATTCTCAAGCAGATCTCAAGCATGATTATGGGAAGGGGATATCGGTTTTACAAGCATCGCAGGCAAAATGGGATTTTATTGTACATAGGTTCTCTATTGAGGAGGAATATCGAAAAATGGTTGAGATGGTTGAGATGCCTGTAAAAACGATAAGAGGAGACATTTCAGAAGTTGGCTCTGCTTGTAACCTGCTTGAGCACATGCCTGAGAAAAACAATGAAATGCTCCAGGTCCTCTCCGAGATGGAACGACAGGGCGACGCCTACAACGTCGAAGCCCTCGAGCTCGAGTGGGATCTGGACGAAGGCGAGGGGGCCCCGATCCTGGAAGCGAGAGGCTGGGAAGAGCGATCGCCGGGGACATGGTATCCCCGAAGCAGGATGTGAGATGAGATGGTCCGGCAAAAACCATACCAACTGCACACGCTCACCGGATGCGCCAAATGTGGCCTAGGCTATCCGGTTTCTGAGATGTGGCTCGTAGACGATGACACATATCTATGCGCGAAATGCCACAGGGAGACGATTATGAACGAAAATCGTAACAAGAGGAGGACGAAGAGATGACTCGGCAAGAAATGAAATTCCATCAACATGTGCCTGGCGGGTATCGAATGAAACTAGCGACCGCGTCGTGTTGGGCCGACATGGCTGGGACCATATGGAAGCTGGATTATGATCGGCTTATTATGAGAATGATTGAATATAGTTTTTCCTCTGGAATGATGCAGTATCAGGTAGCATGGAACGCTACGTATTATCCCATTGGGTGGTTGAGATGATCTGCGAAGGCGGCGCGTGCCGGGCGGACTTCTCGAAACGCCCGGTCGCCGAGGATGAGATCACGGACGTGCAGACGGCGTGGATGTTACGAGGACGCAGAGGTATGGAGTGGGGGGACGAAAGCTTCTGGAGGGCCCGCGTGGAGCCCCTGGCAGCACGTCTGGGGGTCGAGCCCGGGCTAATCCTGATCAGCCCGGTACTTGCGAGGTGGTGGTGACGACTGATGGCATTATCGAAATATCCGTTGCTTCAGGACAAAAAATGGCTTCAGGAAAATTATATCGAGCGACGACGGACGCAGGCAGACGTGGCCCGTATCGTTGGTGGCGGCTGCACGCGGGCGGCAGTGTCTTACTGGGCCTGGAAGCATGGCATCCGAAAACCAGGGCATCGTGTCTATCCTAGACGCGAACCCAAGGCATATTGGCCGGGGCACGAATGAGAGACTACTGCTGTGGGTGTATGGAATCCGTTCCATCGTCGGAGATGAGGCGGATCAATGGCGTGCTCCTGTGCCGCCGTTGCCATGTCATCCGGCGCCAGCAGAGACATTTAGAGGAAAGATATATATATTATCAAGATGCTGTATATAAGCGGTGAAATCTTTCGGTCGTCGTGCACACGAGCATTGCGGGAAAGTAGGAAAATCTGCAGGGGAGATGGTCGTCGGTATCGAGAAGAGATATAGCCCTTTCCTTGGTGAGGACGTCGAGGTAAAGATCAAAGCGCCGTGGCGATGTCCCGACTGTGGGGAAATCATCAGGTACGATGCTCATGGTTACGCGGTCTGTGAGTGCGGGCTGGTTTGGAACGAACGAACTGGACCGCTACAATTCGATTCGGCGCGATCAAAAAATGATTTCGGGAAATTCGTAAACGTCTGCCGACAGGCACAATAGGCGCGAGAGAAGATCTCTCCGACCGTAAAAAAAGATTTATATACCTTATCGACTTATAACTTGTGGGGATAGACCGACGGGTCGAAAACCGCTTTTCCGAGGGCGGCTTCCTCCTAGAATCATCTCGGGTACAATCGGAGGTACAAAATGTCGAAGCAATTGGTATATTTCGCGACGTATGATAATGCGACGTGGCGGTCCATATTTCCCGTGATTAAGATAGGGATAACTAAAAACCTCCCAAAAAGGTTAACTGAACTTCATACGGCTTCTCCTGTGAAAATAGTCGTAGTGGGAACAATTCGGGAGGAAAACTCTTCAAGACTTGAAAAGTACTTTCACTCTAAATTTTCACAGGCCAGATTAAGTGGTGAATGGTTTAAGCTGTCTTCTGGAATGGTGGAGGCGATAAGGCAATATTCTATCGTAGATGATAGATTCGATGAGCTGTTTGATTTCAGTGAACATCCCCTCGATGCGAAAGATCTGGAGATATCAGCTCTTCGTGGTGAAGTATCGCGTTTAAAGGAAAAGGTATCGACGTTGGAGCAAGAATTGTCATCTCCGGAATGCTGTGATGCCATTTTTAAACGCAGCCGCAGTTTCGTTTTGGATCGTTCATTTTACAAATCGTGTAAAAAGTAAAAATAACAGTTATCGATCTCTGTGAGGGAGATATATGGACGACGAATTTGTTGCAAACCTGGTAAAGTTCACGAAGTTCGAGGAGATATACACGTCTCGCCTTGAAGCTTACATTGATGACCAACCTGTGATCAACCGTCTGCGGGAAGAAGCAACCAAAATAGCCGGGCCGGAAAACACACCTACCACGTGGCCCCTGACCTGGCCACGCCTGGAATAATCACAGTTATACGCTCTGAAAGGCGAAATATGATTGATCCCGTAACGCATTGGTGGCTCGACGCATGACACTTGGCCCTGGCATCCGTACCTGGCTTGAGGTCACATGGACTGCCGGGCGGGGATGGAAGGGGCTATCTATGGAAGACGGATGGGTTGATCTCGACGGCCCGCCGATAAGCACGCTTGTGCGAGAGACGGGCTGAATAGTATTCATTACAACAAATTTCAACTTTTCAAGGTCGCTTGTTATGGCTTTTGAGTCCATTGCTGAATATGTTGACGAAATTGAAAGACAACTTGCAAAGGGTCACAGCCCTCAAGCCATAGCCAAAGCGTTAGGCATTCCTAAGAAATGGCGAACAATTTATAATTACAAAAATAAAGTATTCGATTTCAAGACTGCCGCTTCGAGCGAATGGATAGCAGAACGCCAGAAGTCGAAAGAAGAGCGATTTGAGGAGGGCAAAGCTCGGATCGTGAATGATCTGGAACTTCTCAACCTTATGAAGCTCAACGCCGAGACCCTCTCCAGATTAAAGCTTGGTGACACTTACGAGACCGCCGACGGCCAGAAGAGAACGATGTCCTACGGGTCTCTTGCAATCCACTGGGAGGCCGGGGCGAGGATCGGCATTCAAGCGATTAAGCAGAGTCAAGAAATCACGGGCGACGATCCCGAATCAAGAAAAGCCGAGACCCTCCTGGAGCTAATCAATGCTGTCGAAGGCAGAGAAGGAAGCCAAGACGGTTAAGCTCATCCGAGAAGATCCGGTCTATTTCATCCGGGATTTTCTAGGATCGGAACCTTGGGAGAAACAGATCGTGATCCTGGAAGCCGTCCGGGACAACAAGGAAGTCGCGGTCGCTTCATGTCACGCGGCTGGCAAGAGCTGGATCTCGTCTCGGGCCGTGATCTGGTTCAATTATACTCATCGATTATCAAGAGTCGTCACCACGGCGCCGACTTTTGATCAGGTTCGGGACATCCTCTGGCAAGAGATACGGGCCGCTTATACGTCGTCCCGGGTCGATTTGGGTGGTAAGCTGCTAGAGACAAGGCTTGAACTTGGTCCGAACTGGTTCGCCACTGGCCGAAGTACGAACGACGCCAACAGGTTCCAAGGCGCTCACTCTCAACGGGGCTCAATATTCGTCGTCGCCGACGAGGCTGCAGGAATCGAGACTGATATTTGGGTCGGGATAGATGGTATCCTAACCTCGGAAGATTCCCATCTTCTGGCAATCGGAAACCCTACTGCGCCCACGGGCGAGTTTTTCGAGATGTTCAAGCGCAAGGGCGTTGTGAAGATCCATATCTCGGCATTCGACACGCCGAACTTTACAGCGTTTGGGATCACGCTTGACGACATCCGAAACAACACTTGGCGAGAAAAGATCACGGGGCCCCTTCCTGCCCCCTACCTCATCACGCCTGAATGGGTTCGGGACAAGTGGGAAAAATGGGGCGAAGATTCTCCGTTATGGATATCCAGGGTGCTCGGGGATTTTCCGGACGTTTCAACGGATACGCTTATCCCATTATCTTGGATAGAAGCCGCCCAGCATCGCGGCTTGGATGCTTCTACACCCGACGTACTCGGTGTAGATGTAGCCCGCCAGGGATCGGATGAGACGGTTATCGTCCACCGACAAGGCCCCGCGGCGCGAGTCGTCAAGGTTACACATCAGGAAGACACCATGCAGACCACCGGGCGCGTCGTGGTGTCTCTGAACGAAACGAATGCCACCGAAGCACGAATCGACGCCGTTGGGATCGGTGCCGGTGTCTATGATCGACTCCGAGAGATGGGCAAGCCTGCCGTCGAAATGCAATCGGGCCAGGCCGCTAAAGATCCGGAACGGTTCTTAAACGCCCGGGCAGAGTGGTGGTGGGGACTTCGGGAACGTTTCGAGGCCGGTGATATCGACATCGACGAAGATGATGACCTGGCCGCGCAACTCTCTAATATCAAGTACAAATTCACGTCCCGGGGTCAGATCCAGATAGAGTCCAAGGACGAGATGAAACGGCGCGGCGTTGGATCTCCTGATCGTGGCGACGCTCTGATGTTGGCGTTCGCTGACATCCAGAAGCCCGCGCCCATCACCTGGACCGTGCCGAATCGGGCCGTCACGGGGGGCCGCCGCGCCCCGAAGTCTTATTGGTGAGGGAGAACGTATGAACTTTGATCACATAGATTTGATCTATGAGAATATGTACAGATGCCAGGATGACGAGTTCGATCTTTTCGAGCAGCAGTGCTGGTTCGTCGGTGGTAGTCAGGGCGTGCTCAAATGCAAAGTAGATTCGATGATTTATCGGGCTTCGTGATATTATGGTCCATAGCTGAATATCTCGACGCCAACTGGCAAGAGGTTCAGTGTAGCGACATTGCCCCAACTCCAGGAAGGGGGATAGATTAGCGTGGACGAAGTACACCATTTAGCACAGGAGATAGACATGATTAGTAACACTGTCGAGGTTCCGCTTGCGCATATACCCTGCCACCTTGAAGTCCGACAAGTGAGAATCAATGATTTCTATCAACAGATTTGGGAAGTTGTTATTGACCCTCCCGAGGAATGAATGACTCTCATCGAATCCATCAAGCGCAGAATCCCGTGGGTCCAAGAGGCCGCTCCAGCGAAGCTGCTAGGTCGTCCGATCGTGAAGCAGACCACTTACGCGGCCAACACCCGGGAGCGCAACATCACGCCCGCCCTGCTGGTTGAAGATCGCAACGTCGCCCCTGCCATCTCGGCGATCGGCGGTCTTTCGGGCTTGTGTTTCTCTGGATTCGATTGGATCTTAAAGCCGCTCGAGGAGGGCAACGAAGAGGCAGTCGAAAAGAAGATCTATCAGGTTCTACCTGAGATCAAGCGCCTCGATTCCCAGATCGGACGGGTGGGGAAAGCCCGCAACGTCGGTACCTTGGGGCTCATCCGGCGGTCGTTCCTGGAGGGCTACACCTTCCGCCAGGTGGTCGTCGAATACGCCACCATCCGAGACGGAAGCTGGCTCAACTTTGCCGACATCCAGATCCTCCCGGGCGAGACTTTCGCCACGATGCCACCGTCGCTTGCGGGTCAAGAGCGATATGTCGCCGACAAGATCCTGCCCGGTATCGTGGCCGATTCTCAGGACGACGACGTGAAATTCTACCAGAGCTTAGGCATGGGGAAAACGCAAGAACTCGACCCCGAAAACGTGTTATACATCCAGGATAATAAAATTCCCGATAATACAAGTCTCATCAAGGCGATCGTCCCCAGCATCGAAGCCTGGAAAGAGGTGCGGTACGATTCGATGCTCACCATGCACCGCGTCGGGTCGCCCAACCAGGTCGCACAACTCGATGCTCGCGATCTGGTCCTCCTCAAAGACGCAGACCTTATCGGTGGCCCCAACCAACCGACACTGGGAGATATCAAAGAATATGCTGAAGACATAGTTCAAAATCAAGGGATCGATCGCGCACAGATGTCTCTAGCCGGGATGAAGCTCCAGTACCCGAACGTATCTATCCCGATCAATCCGTGGGAGGCTGACGCCCTCTTGCGAAAAGAGATCATGGACTTCTTCTTCCACACCGACATCCTCCAAGTCACAGCTCAGGCGATCTCAGCCACGACCGCGCCCAGCAAAGAGCTGTTGGACAACCATATCGCAGGCGAGCGCGAGACTTACGGCCAGCCCTTTGAGGCCCTCTGGAACGACTGGCTCGAATGGAACGGGTTTGACCTCGTCTTGGAGCTGGGGTGGTGGAATTGGGCTCCGAAAGACCAGGAGGCCGAAAAGAGGGCCGTCCGTGACGACCTGACCGCTGGTATAATCACGATCAACGAGGCCCGGGAAAAGAACGGCCACGCCCCGCTATCAGAGGAGCCCGACGATACCGGCAAGACCGAACGGGATCTGTTGTACGAAGAACTCAAGGCCCGCAAGGGCGGCCAATCTCCGGTGGTGTCCCCTGAATGAGTCACGCCACAGACCTCCAGCGCATCATAGACTCCGGCGCGAAAGACATATCCTCAAACTTCTTCGATTTCGTTGAATCGACACTAAGCGCCACCGACTGGGATCTATTCGAGCAGTACATCGAGACGGGCAACTTCGATTATGCCGCCGAGCTGATCCAGTGGTCCGACTACGCGCCTGGAGCCGCGATAGGCGGCGTGCTAGGTGCCGCTGCAACCCGAAACTCAGATCATCTGGCGGGGCTCACCGGCGCGAAGATCAGATACGATTTGACCAACCCTCTGGCGCTGGACTGGATCGAGGATCACGGGGCGGAACTTGTCGCCGATATCGGTGAAGGCGCGAAACGTGATCTGCGCGAGGTCATTTTCAGGGGATATTTCGAGGGGTACACCCCGCGACAACAGGCCAAGTACATCAAAGACCTCGTAGGTCTCGATGAACGACGACTTAAGGCGGTTGACAATTATGCTAAGAAATTGCAGAAGAAGGGCCTCTCAAATACTGAGATTCATCAAAAGGCGACTCGGTATTCTGAAAAACTTTTGAAGAAACGCGCAAAAACGATAGCCGTCAACGAGGCGAGCGAGGCCGCCACCCGGGGCCAGTACTTCAGCACAAAGGACGCCTGTAATCGCGGGATCATGGACCCCCACGAATGGGAGGGGTTCAGGATCGTCACGCCCGACGAGCGGCTATGCGATAAATGCGCCCCTCTGGAAGGCGAGGCACGAAGCTTGCCCGATGGTGTCTATCCCTCAACTGGAAGCGTAACAACAAAGGTTCACGTTTTATGTCGATGCACAGAAGGCTATCGAAAAATCACGATGAAAGAGGTTACGATGAAACAAAAATCCGGGATCAAAGAGGCGGTGTCCTCACATACCGAGGTTGTCCTGGAGGCCAAAGGCGTAAAGGAGACCGAGACCTCGATCATGGTCCCGACGGTCCCGATGGTTGAGGGGGTATTCGACGGCCACGGGTTCCCGACTCTTCGACTTTACGAAGAGTTCAAGCCTTACGTCAACTGGTTTGAAGGTCTCCGAGTAGTTCCGAACCACGAACCGATAGATCCTGATGTGCGATCCATCGGCCAAATGCACGATCCCAAAGCCGAGGACTCTAAGAGAAGGGCCAGGACCACGACCGAGTTTTTCAAGATTGATCTCACCCAACGCGAGGCTGATCAACTACGATCAAAGAAGCCGTCCCACGGTTCACTTTCATTTTCTTGCTACATGGATTATGAGGGCGGTGAATGGAACGGCCAGCATTACGACGCCATCGAGCGCGGTCCTTACGTCTTTTACGAGTATTCCATGGTGCGAAATGGAGTTGTGACGCCAGAAGACGGCGCAGGATTCCATGTCGAAAAATCACAATCACAGTCACCGGCTCATCGAGCCGATAAAAGGGGATTAAATATGGGTGACAAAACCGACCCCGGCCATGAGCCGGGCATAACTGAGGAGGCCGTAAAGCCTCTCATAGCTGAAGCGGTCGAGGCCGCCAAAGCCGAACTGACCGAGAAATATGAGACAAAGATCAAAGAGCTGGAGGCGAAAGAGAAGGCCCGCGACTTGCTCGCATTCACCGAGAGCCTCAAGCCTGGCCATCAGACCGAGGCCGCCGATCTTTACGAGGCGCTTCTAAAAGATCCGATTGGATGGATCAGAGAGAACGCCGACAAACTGGCCCTTCCAGTAGACGAGAAGCAGCTCAAGGGCAAGACCGTGACCGAGGGCGCTACCGATTCCGTCGCTGCCGCGAAGCAGCGGGCCGATGACAAGCTGCTCAAGAGAGACAGGAGTGGATAGAAATGGCCGTAACGAGAGATATAAGAACTACGAACAGTTACAGCATTGGAAGCTGGGCCGCCGCCACTCCGATCGTATTCGGTGCTGCCGTCGTCGGGTCCGGCTTGACACAGGACGCGGAAACGCTCGCCCCAGCTACTGCGCAGACGAGCATAATCGGTCTGGCGGACAAGAGGAAAGGCTGCCCGAGGGGGGCCTATGACGGGCTCTGGGAGACTTACGCCCCGGTCCCGGTCGTGGGCGGCGAAGGCATGGCCCTTGTGACGCCAAACGGATCGAACACGAATATCGACTTCGGCGACTTCCTAGAAGTTGCGGCACTGGGGGACGGGTCTACCTCGTCTCATGGCATCCTCGAGGAGGCCGGGAGCAACGCCGGTACGGTCTTTACGATCGCCACCGTTGCGAAGGCGCTCGAAGCCGTCACGATGGGGTCGGGTTCGTACATCATACCGGCGTCCGACGTTGCTGTCGGAGCCACTACCATGACCATGACCGATGGCGAAGCTGCCACCGCAGGAATGACCGCAGGGGACTACATCCTTCTGGAAGACCTCTCTGCAGAGCTCCAGGTCAACAAGATAGCCAGCCTCACATCAACCGTAATCACACTCGCCTGGCCGTCCACCGTCTCCCTCGTCAACGGTGACAGTGATCTTGTGACCAAACTCTTCCCGTGCAAGGTGCAGCTTATCAAGTAATCGAGGAGGTGAAAAAATATGGTAACTGATAAACTCTATAAAAGCGGGTCCATCCCTGGCAACTTCCTCGAAGTTTGGTATGATGCCGTCGCCGGATGGTATGATGCGTTCCTCGACAACCAGCTCGCCCGGAAGGTGGTCTACCTCAACACCGACGTGGCCCCTACCGCCGACGAGTACGAAAGGATCAGCTCGGACTTCGCCGGGAAAGACGTAATCCCAAGAGCCAAGAACGCCCCAGGATCTGAAGTTTCCATCGGAGCGTCTGGCGATTCTGCAAAGATTTGGAGATGGCCCGACTACTTCACGATATCCGAAGACGACATGGACAAGAGGCCGGAACTGTACAACCAGTACGTCAAGGCCTGCATGGACAAGATCTTCAGAGGAGAGGACAAGGCGTTCATCAACGGCGTGACCGTGAACAACATCACGGGCCTCCTGACGGCCGCGAGAGCCAACAGCAACGGCAAGATCGCCGCCACCGGCGGGACTTACAACAATATCGGCGCATGGCTCACCACGGACACGAACCGGGACATATACGAGGATCTGAGAGTCGCTCGTGGGCTGCTCGATTCCAAGTTCAGGGCGCGTCTTTCCGACCTTTTCCTTGTCGGAAACTCCGACTCCCTCGACGCTCTGGCGCAGAAGGATCCCTATTCGGACTCTTCGACCACGGTCGCCGAATCGGTATGCGGGCTCTTTGGTCGCGCAAAGACCGCCCCTGTAGACTCTTGGGCTATCAGGAACGATCAGCTCGCCGACGATTACGTCTATATCGTCTGCAAGTCCAGGCAGGCAGCGGAACTCGTCCAGGCGCGGGCGATCACCATCGACTCCGACTATACCCGGGTGCCGATCGGAAACCGCGAGGTCCACATCTACCAGGACGTTGGAATGATCTTCCACTCGGACAACGCCTTCGTGGAGATCCAGATCTCATGAGGGGATTGATATGGTAGGAATACCACCCCCCATAGGTATCAGAGGAGTCGGTAGCGCGTCAGGCGTTACCGGCATAAACACCTCTGACGAGCTCGACATCGCTGAGATGGCCGCCGGGACCGTCAACGTTGCGGCCGATACGATCATCTTCAACGACGCCGACGACTCCGAGAGCTACGAAGAGTCTATCGCAGATCTTGTATCCGGGATAGCCTCAACGGGACTTGTGGCCTCTTCCGGGACTCTGGCAGTTGATCTGGACGGATGCGGTGACGCTGCAATCGATGTTGCGGCCGATACCATAGCTTTCGTTGACGAATCCGCCGACGGTGATCCCACCAAATTGGAAGCCGTCGCCGATCTAGTAACAGCGATTGCCGGGGAAGGGTTGGCCGCCACGTCTGGAGTTTTGTCAGTCGATCTTGACGAATGCGGGGATGCGGTTCTTGATGTTGCCGCCGACTCGATTCCATTCATCGACGAGGGCACCGAGGGTGATCCCAGCAAGCTGGAATCTGTGGCCGACTTTGTCTCCGCTATTGCCGGAACGGGTCTCACATCTTCGGCTGGAGTTCTGGCAACTCAAGATCCCGGAGCAATCGCCGTCGGATCATGTCTATTCGGTGCGACGGGGGATTGTACATCGGTCTCTGTCGGCGCAGAGACTTTCACCCATGACGAGACCCCGGTTGTAGCCGATGGGGAATGGGCTTACGGGGCCAGTGCATCCGAGTCAGCAACGAACCTCGCCGCTGCCATCAACGGCAAGACCGCCAGTCCCTATACTGCCATAGCCGATGGGGATACTGTTCTCATCATGGCCGAAGCCGTCGGAACTGCGGGGAACGTCACGGTCACCAGGACCGGAGGGGCGCAGCCTGCCACGCTGGAGAACCTGGTTGGTGGTCTCGCCGCCGCAACCAAGCAACAGTGTATAGTTGCCCACACTGTCACCGCTAACGAGGTGGATACTGCGGTACTGGTCGAGATCCCTGTGCCGTTCACGCCGACGATGTTCACAGCTCAGATCCGATCCGCTACCGGCCTTGTGAAGGGCGGCGTGACCGACCTGTTCACGATCGGGGCAAGCCCTGACAGGATCGTCCTGACCGGGGACGGTGCGACGCACGTAGTCGCCACCGACGTGATCACCGTACAGGCTTTTGAATAATTTTGGGGGGGATAGATAGATGCCTACTATCCTTGCGTCTGCCGCCAGAACGGCGGCGGGCACTCAAGTTTTTCCGTCGATTCCGCATAGCACCACGGCTATTTTGATTCAGCTCGACGTAACCGCCGCCGCGACGGACTCCGGTGACATCCTGAAGATGTGGGTCCAGGGCACGATCGACGGAACGAACTATTATGATATCGGACGGTTCGCCGACATCCTCGGCAACGGGGGAGCAAAGCGTTTCATCATGGTCCTGCAACGGACAGGATCGATTGCAGAAGGCGACATAATCACGCCGACAGATGCTAGTATGGCCGCTTCCACTGTGGATTATGGCCCCTTCCCCGACGAGCTTAGGCTCAAGTATACGGTGACAGATGCAGGGACCGACGACGCGAGCTTTACATTTTCGGTAACGGCTAAGATAGTTGCGTAAGTGATGTGGTGAGGGAAATGGCGAGAACCAAAACGTACACGCCCGACTTCACGACCACCCGGGATCAGATCCGGGTCAAGATCGGGGATACCGACACCAACGACATGCTCCTCTATGATGACGAGATCACCCAGGCATACGCTGAGGGCGGCTCAATTCTGGCCGCCTCGATCCTGGCGTGCAGGTGGTGCATAGCGAAATTGTCCAGGGAGTTCGACAAGAAGATCGGCAAAATGTCAACTTCCAGAAGCCAGCGCCACGCCGCGTTTTTGGTGACTCTGCAAAGCCTGGTCGCCGAAAGGCGGGATACAAACCTCGGGTGGACCATCCCGACGATCAGTCACACGAACGACACCGGTGAGCCTGGGGAGTTCGACGGCACCGCACCGCCGATATACGAACCGTGCGACGTGACCAGGCCGCAATGGACGGACCCCGACGCATGAGCCTAATCGACGACTTCCGGGCCGAAATGAATCAATCGGTATCCATCGCCGCCGTATCTAGCAACGGGCTTTATGGCCCGACTTACGGGACGCCGATCGTGTACTCGTGTTACGTCGAGAAGGAGGTCGTCAACATTCGGGACAAGAACGGGGTGGAGGTCGTCTCGCATTGCCAGATCTTTTTGGACGGCAGTGTGACTGTGAATGATACCGACCAGGTGACTTTTGCGGGCGAGACTCCTCCTCTCCTCCGGGTCGATATGTCGGTGGATGACAGAGGGACGGCGTACAGCACGGTCGTGTACACATGAAGATCGTCGAATGGGCCGCCGGGGCCGTCATCAACACCGCGAAGAAGAAGGCGCTCGACGGGCTGGAGGAGTGGGGGAAGGGCGAGGTTCTCTCGGAGATGAAGAGGCAATGCCCCGTAGCACTCGAATACGGCGGAACGATGCGAAACTCACTTGGAACGGAACGCGACGACGAACGGGGAGTGATTATCCTCGGCGGCGGCGGCCCGGCGGAGAGCTACATTTACCGCCAGCATCAGGACGCATCTCTCAATCACACGACCGGCAAAAGTCATTTCATCACTGACCCGGTGGAGCAATTAGCGTCAAACGCGGCGAAGTATGTTGAGAAACACTTGCAAAAATGAAGGTGAAAAAATGGGATTTGTAACTGAATGTCCAGCATGTGACGAGGAAATTGAGGTAACTGATAGCGATATCAGGAAAGCGAAGCGGAAAGCTGCCAGTGTTGGGGGCCTCCTCCTGAAAGGCTGCCCGAATTGTTGCCGGGGCATGGTGATGGATGGCGAGGCGTTGGCTAGGCTGGAAACGGTCGCCGCTGAGGACGATACCTGGCTGCCATGTCTGGAGCTCGAGGGCGTCGTCGCAGAGATGCCCGCTGGCGGCGAGGAGCACATGGGGATCTGGGAATACAAACCGGGTGGGGGCAGCGATTCTCTGGAACGATGGCCGTACATGGCCACCTACGGGATCGATCCCGCCTGTGCCCTAAAGAAAATGGGGCGGTGAGGTGAGGGAATGGCATGGGGCGACTACGTAGAAAAGGAGCTGATATCGAAGCGGTTCCTGATATCGGTTATGATCCTGGCGGGGTATCTCGCGGGCCAAGTGCCCGAAAGCATTGCCCTTGTGATCATCGCGTTCTACTTCGGGTCAACGGTCGGAAAAAATCAGGTCGTCGAAGTAGTGCAAGGCTGAACTGGGGGATAGATGGCCATAGCCGCCGACGAGCCTCAGACGGATCGGGAACTTCTGTTGCAGATTCATCACGACGTGAATCATCTGAAAACTAAAATCAGCGGCAAGGGTGGATTATGCGACGAAGTACAATACCATGAAAAACGGATAATATCCCTCGAAAACTGGAGATGGTACCTTTTGGGGGCATTTGCGGCCTTTACGTTTCTATTAGTTTTTCTGGGGCGGCTCATAGATTTTGGGGTGGTTGGATGACCATGAATCCCGTCGTAAAGGACGTCACCGACGCGCTCACAGCCGCCGGATACAGCAACATCAGGGCATACGGCTTCAACGAATCCAGTGCCTCGCAAATCGCCATCTTTCCGGCCGGTGGCAGCGGGTACATTGTGAGTGGGGGCGACATCGAGAAACCCCGCGTCCAGATCCAGGTCCGGAGGGCATCGCTGGAGACCGCACAAACCGACGCCTTGGCGATCCGGGACGCGCTCCATAAGATGGCGGCGTTCGGTCACAGCGTTGCGATGATCTGGGAGGGCCGCCACCCTGATCATTACGTTGACGAGAACGGGCGGCACGTATTCATGATTGATTTTAGGGTGGTCCGCTGCATAGCGGATTCTTAGAAATAGAGGTGATTAGGAAATGGTATTAGCACCGGATGGATTGGCGACACTCGACTTCAATACGAACACTAGCACGACTACGCTTGGTTGCATTTCGTGTGATGTCGATGACAAGGTTGAGATGCAGGACATTACTTGCGACGCGAACACCGCGCGGGCGAGGTATCCAGGCCTGGATGATGGAACCGTAACCGCGACCTTCATCGAGGACGACGACGATACCGGCCAGGACTTGATCCGGGCCGCGAAATCAGCGCACACGCCGTATGAGTACGTCGTGGTGAAGGGAACTAGGACATTCACTTTCACCGCCTACGTCGAGAGCATCAAGAGGCCTGGCGGTCCTGGCGACGTTCAGAAGATGGACGTGACTCTTTCGGTTAGTGGTGGCATAGCCGAAACGTGAGGTTGAGATATGGCACTGAGTCCTACACCAGGCTCTTACGTCCGGGTCTATCGGGGCTCGGGCGAGGACCAGAATTATTCAGACGAAGCTATGGAATCAGTAGACTTCTCCGCCTCTAAGTGGGGAGGGCACGCCGCTTATACGGTCTACAGAATTACAGATGCCACTAAGAGAATGATGAACAACTCGGCGGTGCCAGTTTTTGAGAAACAGACGGGCGGAGAGGGAGAGTTCGCGACTATCACGCCGTCTGAAATATGGTACGGTGCGGGGTACATTGTCCTTTCGGCCGCGGTAGAATCCGATGACGTGATCCAATGCGCTACCGGGAAGTATATCGTCCCGACTGAGATTTTCGGATGCATGAATCTTAGCTTCGACGATAAGACAGAGATGCATGAAATTACTGATATCGGAAAGACTGCCAGAGAACGATTTCCAGGCCTGGACGACTGGGAAGCCACCATCGAGGCATTCGTCGCCGCGAAATGTGCCGAGGTCTCGTCAACCGGTGGTGCGGCTAACAGCCACCTCCGAATCCTCCACCGGACGGGTGGAGTGGCCGGGAACTCTATCACCGTTGACTTCCAGGACAACGACGCGGGTTCCCTTTCTGTTGCCGTCGTTACTAATGACATTACTGTCGATCTCAAGACCTCCGAAGGATCTCCGATATCCACCGCCGACGAGGTGATCGCCGCTCTGAATGCTGACGCCGATGTGCAGGCCCTGGGGATCCGAGCCATGCGAGCCACTGGGGAGACGGGCGCGGGCGTCGTCGCCGACTCGGGACCCTACACTCTGGTGGGTGGGGCGGCTGAACTCATCTTCGACACGATGAAGGGGGCCAAGCAAGTCTTCAATTTCTACCGCGATTATGACAACGGCCTGATGTATGTCGGCTTCGGCTACGTCGATTCTGTGACCGGGGCGGGCGATCCGTCCAGCCCTGCGAAGGCGAGCCTGAAGGCGAGCGGCCATAACTATCCTCTCCGGCATGTCACGGAGACACCGTAAAGGGAGATCGCCGGGCCGCATGATGCAGAACTCGAGGAGTTCTCGCGGACGGCCTCCCTCCCTCATGCTGTGCCTTTTAATATATCACAGCAGGATGTGACTTCGTCTAACTTGTCAGATAGCCTGTAAGCTTCCCATTTCGCAAGTGTGCTATCTGAGATTGACGTCATCTTGCGGTTATTGATTATGTTACCCGGAACAAGCCAGACATGTTCTGGGTTCAAGTTGGTTCTGTTGTCGAATGCCAGACAGAGGAAAAAGTCTGCGGTGATGTTTTTTTTGATGGTGAACATCCACGTATTCGGTCGGCTCTTCGCGCGCGCCGCGCTTTTGACATCGATTTTATATCCACGTCCACAGACGAAATCAAATCCGGGATTTCCGAACGGCATCCTTTCGATGTTCTTGAATACATGGGACAGGACCCTTTCAGCAACGTAGACACCCAAAAAGCACGCGCAAGCCGAGTTTGTTCCCAGGGGGAGACACTCCCCTATGCGATACCTACGTTCATTGTTGGCTTTGTTCGAACACGATCTACACCAACTTTGAAGGATATCTCGATTGTGCTTGTCCGTGTTGAACTCGCTCGCCGACTTCGTAATACCGCAATGTGAGCATCGTTTCATGGTCATTTTGGGAGCCTCGCCAAAGTCTGGAATAGATCCACCCATGTCTTTGCATGGTACGCGGCTTTGAGTGCTAGGAGGTTGAAATATTCGTCTTCCGTAAGCGACACATGGAGCGTTTTGTACTTCGGAACTGTCATAACATTCACATGGATGTAAACCTATAAATACTTACCCACTCAGATGCGTTTTAAGGCCTGTAAAATCATGGGGGTGATACCTAAGACCCCCCAGAAACGAGGGAGAAAATATCATGACAAAAGCAAAAGGACTGCGATCTATAACCGTGAAGATGGGCGACCCTGTTGAGCTGTCGTGGCCGTTCCGGAGGGTGGAACAATTCGAGGCCGAAGCTAATAAGTGGCTGATGGATCGAGGGATCTCGAAGAGATACCTTCCCACTCAGCTCATCCTGGCTCAGCACGTCACGCTTGCACCGATCGGCCGAATGGCGATCGAAGCCGCCACTGGATACCAGGGGGACGAGGTAGACGATGCCCTGGCGAAGTATGAAGGATCACGACTTGAGCTAACCAGGGATATACTCGAATCATATTCCCTGATGGAAGACCCTTCTCATGCTGCCTCGATGCGGAAGAGCTGGAATACCTTCGACGAGCTCCGCTCCCTGGAGAGGGAGGCGGGGACGCTGGAGGAGATCAGGAAGGCGATGAAGGTATTGGAGAAAAAAGCCAAAGCCCTCTCTGGCGCTCTCGGATCGCCTACATCGAGCTCGGCCTCCGCCCAGACGAAGCCGCCGACATCGGACTGAACGACCTTCTCCTCCTCCTCTATCGACACCGGAAACTCCAGGAGGCCGACGCCCAGAAACAGAACGCGCTCGCCTGGAACATCGGGCGGGTCACGTCGCATTTGGTTCTGTCGGGGATCGCCGGTAAACAATCAAAAAGCTTTTCCGAACTCTTCCCGACACCGAAAGCCGGGGGGAAGGCTGAAAAAAGCGTGAGGGAAAAGGCGATCGCTAAGGCGCGCCGCCTCGGTCATCCGGTGCCGGACGACGAATAATTTCGGCTGCCTGGAAGAGGTACATTCCCACGGTTTCGGACGGCAACTCTGGCTCGCCGTCCCCCGGCCACATTTCCAGCATCGATGCCGCCGGGGAGAAAAACTCGGCCATATCCTTATAATGGTCGCCCCTTGCCCGGAACCAGATGAGCTTCTCTTCATCGTCTGTCATCATCCTATCCCTGTTTGCGGTGCAATTCTCCGGCGCGTTGCATCGTTCGCCGGAGAAAAAGCGCTTCCTCGATCAGCTTCCGACCCATGACCGACGGGCCGACCTCCTCTTCGAGCGCGGCCTGATATACCTCCTCTGCCGTCTCCTGTGAGAGGGCGGCGGTGAGGTAGGCGGGATAGCGGGCCATCAGTATCCCCTTTTCAGCGCGCCGTCTGCTCGCGGGAACGTTGCAACGACCTCGGCCCCGGCGTCGTTGGCTTGGGTGGGCGTCATTATCCTGATCGCGCCATTCAGCCGGGCGACGACCCGGTGAGCCATCTGTGATGGGTATATCTTTTCCACATCAACTGCCTTAGATCGTACTTGTTCTGCACCGATCAGGGCGTGCCCGTTCTTATCCGTTCCGATCCAAATAGGGTATGGCATCTTCTCTCATCTCCTCTCAAGGCCTCTTAGCCTTGCAATATATCATATATCATATATCAGTACTGCTATTTAAGCCTTTCGTCACATTAGGAGCTATCCCATGGTCTCAGAAAAACTCGGCGCGGCGTTCATCGAAGTGGGAGTCGATACCGGAAAACTAACCACAGGCCTCGCCGCGGCTAAGGCCCAAGCGATGGGGCTTGGGTCTGGCGTGTCATCGACGTTCAGTGGGATGGTCGCGGCCATCAACCCGGCAACAATAGCGATAGCCGCCTTTGGTGCCGCTGTCCTCGCGGTCGGTGCGGCTCTGAAGTCGTCCGTGACAGCTGCCGCCGATTTTCAGCAAGCTATGGCAAACGTCTCCTCGGTGACGGGCGGCGGCGCGGATCAGCTTGGCGCGATATCTGCCGCCGCGCGAGAGGCTGGGTCCAGTACAGTCTTCAGCGCGAGGGAGGCCGCCGATGCTGAGTATTATCTCGCCTCCGCTGGGATGTCCACTGACGAGATCATCGCGTCTCTGAACGACACCCTGCTCCTGGCGGGCGCGGGTGGTATGGAGATGGGCCGATCCGCTGAGATCGTCACCGGGACCCTGGCGCAGTTCAACATGGAGGCAGAAGAGTCCAACCGCGTCGTTAACGTCATGGCTGCCGCTGCAAGCGGTTCCAACACGACAATCAACCAACTCGGCGACGGTATGAAAAACGCTGGTGCTTTTGCGAATGCGGCCGGCGTGTCTTTCGAGATGACCTCGGCAGCTCTGATGGTTTTCGCCGATTCCAACATCAAGGGTGCCGAAGGCGGAACCGCGCTCAAGAGCGTGATCGCGTCTTTGCTCACCTTCACACCACGTGCCGAGGAAGCACTCGCCGAGATGGGACTCACCACCGAAGACGTGAGCCTCGAAACTCACACCCTCGACGAGGTTTTGCAGACACTCGAAGAGCACGAGATGACCGCGGCCCAATCCTCGAAGATATTCGGTAAGGAGATGGCCGGGGCAGGGACAGTCATCGTGGCCGGTGCCGGAGATCTGAAAACGTACACTGCTGAGATCACCAACACAAGCAAAGCTCAGGAGATGTACAACACCCAGACCGACACCTTCCAGGGCGCTATGAAGATGCTGGGATCGGCAGTCGAAGAGGCCAAGATCTCTCTCGGAAACGTCTTCCTTCCGATCCTCACCGATGCCGTCCACTGGCTGACCGAAGGCGTCACCGCCGCGACGAACTTCGGGAAGTCCATATACGACATGTACGGCAAGGTGGCGGCGGCGGAAGAGAAGCTCGGGGCGTTCGGTGTCGGTGAGATGGTCGGGTATGCCCTCAATCCGGCGGAGGCTCTGGGTGGAGCGTTCGGGTGGGCTAAGGGGAAGCTCGGATTCGAGACAGGAAAAGAGATTGGCGAAGATCTCACAGAGGGCGTCGCCGAAGGTACCGAGGGGGTCGGACCGGCGATCGAGGAGAACCTGGAGAACGTCGACGGGGAAAGCGCGGGCGAGGATATGGGGCACGCTGCCGGGACGGGATATCGAAACGCCTGGAACGAGGAGATGCAACGCCGGGCAGACTTCCATGAGCCAAGCTCTTCGCGATGGACCCGCTCAGGTTTTTTTGGGATAGGGGGGGACGAAGCCGAGGTCCGGTACACCGAGGACGTGGATCTGAACTGGAAGTTTTTGGTAAACGGTGAGGTAATATCCCACGCTGGTGGTCCATCGGGCCCAGAGTTTTTGAAAAAGTTGGCCGCCAAATATCCAGCGCTTGCTATGTTGATTGACCCGCGGGAGCTCGAAGCCGCGATCGAAGAGGCGAAAGGAAACAAAGCCGCCGCGGCAGATATCCGGGCTCAAATCCAAATCGACTTGGACATGGCTGCCGCCGCCGAAGACCTCCGCGCCGATCTCGAAACGAAGATCGCAGAGTTCCGGGCCGCCGTCGCCGACGAGATGGGCGAGGGCATCATAATGGATTGGGACACCGCCTGGGCCGATCTGGGCGATCAGGCGGCAAAAGTGTTCTCAGATAACCTGATATCTGGCGTTGAAGCACAGGACATGGTAGACCTCTATGATGCAATGGAGATCGCCGATCCCGCCAAGTTCAATGAGATGGGTGGAGACGCCGGCCGAGCTCTGTGGCAGGGGCTACTCGACGCAATCGAGGTATATTCAGAGTACAAAATAAATATGGGCGTCAAAGCCGACCCCGACACACTCACGAAGATGCAAGCGGATATCGTCGCCGCAGCCAAGGCAGTCCAGCCTTTGGCGATAGAAAGTGAACTTCTCCCTCCTGACCTATCCGCCCTGGGGAGAGCGTTGTGGTGGGAGGATTGGGGCGGCAAGGAAGCCCGTGAACAGATGGGGTGGATCGCCGGGGGGTTCGAAAAGCTGGGGCTGGCTGCTGAGTCTGCGGGCGGGGAGGTCGAAGCGGCCTGGGGTGTGATCACAGATCCCGACAACTTCGACGTGGAAACTGTAGTGCTGGCGATCGAAAGGATCGCCGAAGCATTTCCAGAAGAGAGCCCTGCGCTGATAGCTGCAATAGCAACCTTCTTTTCTGGCAACGTTGAAAAAGGGATTGCTCGCGCGGGGGAATCGGGCCTCCCGGATTGGTGGTCCAAGTTCGGCAAGTGGGAAGAGACCACTCCAGGACTATTCCTAGATAGCTACATCGGCCCGGAGAGCGGGTACGGCGGGCGAGGGCAAGGGGCCAGAGCGGGGCACGACGCCGAAAACTACTTCACTTACGGCGTCCGAGCCGATACCTCCGAAGCCGATGCCGCTATGGGCGCTCTTAAGGCGGAGGCAGAGGCTAAGAAAATCACGCCGATAGACGCCGACATATCTATGGCACTGGTACAGAACGCGATCCTGGAAGCCGCACTCACTGCTCCTGTGACGAAGATTGTGCGAATTAAAACAGTAACGGCGGATGAAGCGACTTGGGGCGGCGCTTGGTCCGCGAGTGGATTCTTGCACAGTTCGTCTGGCGCCGTGTCGAGTGTTGGTGGGAGTTTACAGTCTAGGTATCCAAACATCCATTTTTTGGCATCTGGTGGGATCGCTTCAAATCCAATTCCCGCAATTGTAGGTGACGCCCGGACGCCCGAGGTCGTCGCCCCGCTCGGCGACCTCATGCCTATGATTCAGCAGGCCGTAGCGATGGCCGGCGGTGGCGGTGTCACCGTGAACGCCCCTATAACCGTCTACGGCGGAGGCGACGCCAGAGAGATCGCCCACGAGGTGGCCGAAGAGCTAAAGATCCAGATTAGCGAAGCCTACGTTGGCCGTATCCGAGGAGGCCCCTGATGGAGGTTTACGTCGCCGACGCCACGGGCACCTATCACCGGATCGACGTTCTCGACCTCCGGCACACCCAATATCGAGATTTTGAGAGGGGTGAAGAGCTGGAGTTTAAGGTGACATACCAAACGCCCATCCAGGCTCTCGCCCGGCTAAAGGTGGTCGAGAACGACCACACGATTTATCGTGGTGCAGCGGCTTCACGTGAAGGGTCCACATTCTACAACTCCGCCGCCCAAAGAACCGAGGGCTGCCTGAAGCTGAAGTGCATCAGCGTCCCCCAGATCCTCAAGAGTCGGGTTCCATGGGGAATGATGCGATGGGGGGCCCCACCAGTGGTAGAGGGCTATTCGGCCCTGACGCTGGCTCAAGTCCTATCTTCCGATGCACCGAGTCAATCGGCTGGAACAGATCAGTACGTTCCGGGCCTAATCTGGATGGCACACAGCTACTTCCCAATCACAGCGGACTCTCGGACGGCGGGAGTCTGGAAGTGGGAGAACTGGGGCTCACATCCTCGGACCGTCGGGCGGGATGTCTACGTAGGCGGCCACCTCTGCACTGAGGTAGACTCCCTCGGAGATATCAGCGGCGGAACGTACCGGGTTTATCGCGATAACGATCTGTACGTCTATGGAGCGGGGGTCGGGGATTACGGCCCGGTATGCATCCACAACTTCAAAGACGTGGGACTCAGGCTCGGTGACCTGGACCGATCCAGCGACTACCTTCTAGCGGCCCTGGATGTATCTGGCGACGATGACAATTATTGGCAAATCATCCAAGACTTTCTTTTCGATATGGGGATATATCTTCAACTTCGACACGTCGGAAACCTAACTTATCTCGATGGATCGATTAACCCGTGGGTTCGGGGATCTTCTGATGGTGGGGCGTTCTACGTCGGCCCTGGCGACTATACCAAGCTCAAGAGGACGGCACCACGAGGCCTACCCCCCTCAGTCTTGATCGGGCGCGGTACTGGGTCGGGCGTGTCGAGAGTGATATACACCGAGGCCGATCTGACGAAACGTGGTCCCTGGATCGAGCAAACCTCTGACATCTCAGAGGGTCGTCTATCCCCGAAAGGCAGGATGGAGGATATCTTGGACGCGCAATGGGGCGACGTGTCGGCAGCCGATTACATCAGCATGGAGACCTCAATCGATTACTTCAAGCCCGGTGATTGGCTCGACGTTGAGATATCGCCATCCGAGATCATCACCGCCCAAATATTCGAGATTCAACGCGACTTGACCCCCCTCCGACAGATCAGGCTCGGGGGAAAATACGCCAGCCCCACCTATGCCTATCTGGAAAAGCAGGCATCCGCCGCGATCGATGCTATGCGGGCGGGGCAGGCGTTCGGGGCACAGGAGGCCACCGACAACCTCGGCCCGGCTGCCACGGCTTCGATATCCTGGACTCCCACCGCCGCCACGAATCGAGAAACCTCTGAGATCCTGGTGGATCTCCGGGCGACGGCACCCGAGGACTCGGACGAGTCGGGCCTATCAGTGACGTACACGCTCACGATCACCAACACGACCTATGTGGGGGGTCAGGTGATTGCAATAATCCCTCATCAGCCCTGGGGCAAAGATCCGATTTTCGAAGGGTTGGACATCACCGAATGGTGTGCCCTCGACGGTACCGAGGAGACTCTGGAGATCGACGTAACCGATCCCACCAGCACCCTTTCGGAAACGCTCGGCATGACGATCACCATTCGAGGTATCGGGCGGTACGGACAGAGCGCAACGAAAACAATGGTGAAAAGCGGATCGACTATATCATCGACGCTTACCAGCGGGACCGACTGGGAATCACAGGCTCAATATCACGGTAATACTACAACGCAAACGTGGGAATCGGGAGAGGCATATGGCGCTCTTACCAATGTCGCGGCTCCAGATTTCGATTTCAAGGTCACTCTCGTTATACAGGGGTCACGTGACGCATATTTGTGGGCCGCTAAGGCCCAACCATACCTAAGAATAAATGGCGTAAAATATTACGGAAGCCAGCACTACATCGACGCATATAAACAACAGTTTGAAAATGATTGGGCAACGAACCCTGACACAGGCTCGGCGTGGACTCAGGGGGATCTCGACGACATGCAATTAGGCGTGATTATCTGGGTCTATCAGGTCATCCATGGGGGGTTCTATAGCGCCAGAATAAACAAGCTGCATGTGGAGTTACGATGAGGCTCTACTACCAGAATCCCGGACAGTCATCCGAGTTCATAATCGATGGGGCAGACTACGATTTGTCCCAAACTCTCGAAAACGATATTGGCAATAGCCTAGATCTCCTCTCCGAGATAGATCATATCAGGATGGGTGCGAGAGTCCGGGCGGTCTCGGACCCAGGTGATATGCTTTTCCTAGGGGTGGTGACGTCCATCGAGTACAGTGCATCCGGCGGGAAACGGCGCTACAACTGCATCGCCGCCGAAGCTCTCCTTCAGTGCCGTCAGGCACCCAACATAATCTATCCGGGTAGTGTCGGGCTCACCCTATCCGATATCTTCTCATCCGACGCCCCGCCACAAGGGGCTGGGGTTACTCAGTACTGCATGGGCCTCCTGTGGCTTTCCCGATCGAAAATCTGCGATGGCACCGACGCCGGAGCCGTATCGTGGGATTCGGATGGAGTTGGGACCCTCGAAGGTTGGGGGCCGCTCGTCGCCGGATGCGATATCTATTATGGGGGCCACAAGCTCACCGAGTCTACGCTTTCAGCGATCACTGGAGGGACGTACCGCTATGCAATATCGGGGGGCAACCTCTACGTCAGGGGCGCGGGAACTGGGGCAATCTACGACGTGGTCTCAGCCGACGGGTGGAACGAGAATCACATGAGGCTAGGAACGGTGGCGACCGACTCGGAGGTTGACGCTCTGTACAACGCAACCGAAACCGATATCTGGCGTTTGGTTCGCGATCTAGTCAGCGAGACCGGCCAATACATCATTTTCCGACGAGATGGTGATTACGTATATCTGGACATCTCAGCGACCCCAAAGACGCGAGGGTCCGAGGCCGCGCCGTTCGCATCGTTGCATATTGGTGACGGCTTCGGCCTTCAGAAGATCTCGGCCCCCCGGTATCTCCCATATGCTTGTGTAGTGGGGATGGGGGCCGGGGCGGGGAATGTTGAGGGTGCCCGATATGCCAGAGGGGAGCTGCTCTCTTCGGGGCAGGCGTGGCTTGAGACTACATATCAGCTCACCGATGCCAGGCTCCCCCCCTGGGGGCACTTGGATCAGGCAACCGATGACTTCTTCGACGCAATCCACCAGGACTCGCCGGTGGATGTCGTCCTCTATCGAGACGGTTTTCTCCCAGGCGACTGGCTGGAGCTGGACTTGGGGGCGGGAAACGAGGTTATCGGCCAGATCCGCCAGATATCGAAACGCTCAAGCGGTTACGACGTGGCGGCGGTGGGGGCCCCGGATCTGTCGCTCCTCACGGCCTTCCTGGAGCGATCGGAGACGGCAGCCATAGAGACATACCGGGACAGGCTCGTCGGGGAATATTCGGAATCTGTGATCATTTCATGTGGCCCTCAGTACGAATTGGCAGAGATATCGGAATTGTTCGGCGATGATACAGAAACCTCCATTAGATGTTTTGCTTCGTGGGGAGATCGGCGCCTGCTAATTGGAACGTATCCATCTGGAAAAATATTTAGGTCTGTTGATGGCGGCGCGACTTGGGGTGAAGTGTTAGATACCCCGGACAGTATTGTCCGGACTATCACAACATGGGAAAATGGGTATGCGGTCGCCGGAACACATGGCGGGGGAAAAATATATAAAAGTACAGATTATGGCGCAACGTGGGCACTCATCACTAATCTAGGTGCGTCAGTAGTAGATTTAATCGCGTGGCCCGGGGGGTATGCTGCCGCCGCCATTGATAACAAATTATATCGATCTACTAATTATGGTGGGTCATGGTCACTTATCGGAACTTATTCATATCCCGAAGGGACCCAATCATTTGTGCGGATGGCATCATGGAACGATGGACATGGGATCGCGGGATGGGAAGTCCACCCATGCGGTTTTTTTGGCATGACATCCAGAATTTATGTTACGACTAATTATGGCACATCGTGGTCTGTGGCTTATGATAGTGGTTATGGTGTCGGACGTTATTACCATGCAATGGCTACATTCGCTGATGGCCATGCAATTGTTATAGGTAATTATGAGGGGCGGGTGTTACTATCTAGCGATTTCGGGGCATCGTGGTCTAATGATTATGATTTGGGTGAAGGCTTCGACGTGTACTCCTGCCAGGCATGGGACGATGGAACCGCAATTATCCGAAATAGTGACGATGTATTATACATATCCAAAGATTACGGGGATTCGTTCGGTGTGTACAGTACAACCGGTGACAGTCCATCGATTATTTACAACATCGGAAAATGGCAATATGGCAGAGCATTTATATGCGCCGATAAATTATACGGTGTCAATGTTACGTGGGCCCCAACCACAATAAATTTCACCCCGGAAGATTTCGATGGGGAACCAGGATTAATATTATTATCAGCATCGTTGTCACAAGAACAGGATAATTATTCATTCGTACATACTGCCGCAATTGTAAAAGTCGAAGTAAACGGGGCCGTGTCTGCAATACTAGCATGGGCGCCTTCCGATAATATTCTCTCCGATCTGGATATATCGGGTGAATGCAAACTAGATGGAACAGAAGAAGAAATAAAAATATATATGGGATCGTATAGTACTGAACCAAATTCTATTAGTTGTGATGTGACCATCAGGGGGATCACGAAACCATGACAAATGACATCGCGCGCAAGATTCAAATCGGTACGCAGGACCTGGGGTCTTACGTCGAGTGGGGGCCAATCCGGGCCAGAGGGGGGGACAGAGTCATCAAGTCCGACACGATCCCGGGGAGCCACAAGGCCGTATTATGGGAGGAGGGGCGAAAAGCTCTCGGGTATCAGCTCGGGCTCATATTCGCGCCAGGTCTATCGGACCAGATCGCCGAGTACGACGCTGTTGTCGTTGCAATCGATGACGCTGAGGACGGGGACGTGTTTTATCCGGGCCGAGATGATCGATACGCGTTGGTCTATTTTGGATCGTGCCATGAGCCTTCGATCGCTCCAGCGGCCGGCGATTCTGGGATTATTCGGGCAGATGCCGAGTTCTGGTCAGAAGCCGCCGAGCTCTACGCGGCCACCCCCTCGTCCTGGAGCCCGACCGACGAGCAGCTCCCGATCACCCAGGCCACGGGCGAGGAGAACGCCGGGAACCTAGAGGCGGGGCTTTACTCGCTGGCGCTCACGGCGAGGATGAGCGGCCCGGCGCTGGAGTTCGACGGAACGGACGATTATGTCACCGGCACATACGATTTATCTGGAGACCTCCTCAGTATCGAGCTATGGATCTGTCCCGAATCGGAAACTGCTGATAAATCGATAGGCTTTTCCAACGGGGCCAGTGCGACAACATCCGGTCACTTGCATTTCGTATACGAGCAGGACACCCACGCCATCAAGGGGTTTGTCGGCGATGGGGCCGCCGGTCTCTCTAACACATTCGGGTCATCTGACAAAACGAATATTTGGACACATTTGATTTTGACTTACTCGAAGACTGCGGGCGCTGCAATCTGTTATCTGAACGGCGCAAAGCTAGGAGACACGTGGTCTGAGACCCTCATATCATTGGTATCTACTGATATTTATATCGGGAAACACATATCAGAATACAGTGACGGGGCGATCGCGTTCTGTCGAATCTGGAAACGGGTATTATCGGCAGCCGAAGCACTGGCGGCCTTCAACGGCGAGACCGTTGACGACACCTCTCTCGCCATCGAGTACGATTTTTGCGAGGGTCGGGGTGCGACGGTATACGATCTGAGCGGCAATTCCAACGACGGCACTCTGACCAATTTTGCCGACACCTCCGCCGGGTACGGCGACACTCATGATAGCGGCTGGCTTACGTCGATTGGACCGATGTCTCCAACGTTGAATCTCATATCACCATTGAATATTATTTGTACGCTTGCGGGAACCAATATTTATGATGCTGGCACCCCCGAAACATTTTCTGGCAGTACATATCGATATTTCGTGATTCGGTACCGGACCAATTCTGGAACACCAGCAGGGCAAATCTATTATCGGACGGCGGGACATTCCTGGTCCGGGTCATATCGTAAAGACGTGGTACTAGTAAATGATGGTATATGGCATACACTCGTGGCCGACATGCACAGCCTAACAGCCGGTGGAACTGATTGGGCTACAAACACCATATTAGGACTACGATTCCAATGGAATGCCGCACAAAACACAGACGTGTTATCTGTCGCGGTATCTACCCAAAGTGATGGCAGTTGGCCTTACATCTCATTCCCGCTGGACGAGTGGTCCACCACCGGAGCGACGATATCGGGCGCTGATACTGGCTCCCTCGCACTCTCCCCGTCCCTGATGACCTCCGAGGTGCTGGAGGTGGACCGATTCGGCCAGATCACACAGACTTACGTCGACGACTTCACCGCCGACGTGGGGCGGCCAGCGTTCTCCAATGGGTACTTCTGGACCGATGGGTATTCGTATGCAAAATATATAGATAGCGAGATAGTACTTACTTCTCTAATATCTGGTAGAGTGGGAGAAGAGATCACGATCAAGCTGACCGACCCGGGAGGGAACGATCAGACGATATCGGTGGGGGTCTCCGGCTACGATATCGATGTCGATCTCGATACAGGCCCCGCGGGGGCGATCACCACGACCGCCCAGGGGCTCATAGACGCGATCAACGCCGACGATGACGCAAAGCTGCTGGTCCTGGCATCCCTGGCGACTGGTGAGGACGGTGACACGGTGGTCGACGCGCAAGCCGAAACGAACTTGGACCTTAACGTTAACGTCACCGGAGGCGCCCTGGTAATCGAGGACGACCGCGAGGCCGAATACCATCTCCCCGGCGTCTTCCCGATCGTGACCGGGGGCCTCGTCGTCACGTTCACGCCCACCATCGCAGGAACCCTGACCGGAACGGACGTACTGGCGCTAGAAGCATCCGCTGACAGCGGGGCTACCTGGGAGACTGTGATCGACTCCGACGACGAGGACTGGACCGACGGCGAGGAGATGGAGGTCTACGTCCCAGACAGCATCGCCAAGGGGCAGACCGAAGTGTGGATCAGATTCGTCTGCCCAACTTCCGCAACGTCGCTATCTATCGACGACCTGACGATCTACCAGGAGCGCGCCGTGTCGGATTCTGTCTTGCCGAAAATCCCGGCAGGCGCGACGTACAAGACTCAGATCGACGGGGCCGGATGGGGCGATGCCGCCGCAACATGGCGAAACCGATTCAAGCCGTAAGGTGCAAAAATGGCAATACTATTATTCGATCAACTGTATGCAAGGTTTCCGGTGGGGTGGCAGCTCGGAAAGATCATAGAATCACCTGGGGTGCAGGGGTAGCGGAAACCCCGGTCTTTAGGACGGGGAGTAGTCACCGGGTGGAGGCGGCTAAGGTTGCCCCGCCTCCTGATCCTGAACTATAGGACATAGATAGACCCGTCGTCCAGAGTTACGGTACCGTCCCAGGAGACGTTGTAGCCCCAGGCCACGCCGACGAGGACGACCTTCTCGTCGAGATCCCATGACTCAAACCCATAGACGTTGCCGAGGAGGTACTGGAGGTCCTCGGTAGCGTTCATCTGGACTTCGGCACCATCCACCAGCCAGCAACATCCCCAGACCAGCGTCCCAGTTAGGAGGAGCCATAAAATGAAGGTCCGGAGGGTGGGGTGGCTCTCCAGGATTCGCCCGAAGGCAAAAAAGGAATAAGCTTTGGACATTTTTTTACCTCAAAAAAGGGGAGGTCACTTGATCTCCCAGTTCATTCCTGCATTCGGATAGTACGATACCGTCGGATCGAATTTCGCGCCGCCGTTCAGGGTCAGTTTTTTCGGCGTGAAGTCGGTCGCCACGAATCCCATGTCAGCTACCCACCCCGCGAAGTCTGTCCCATATAGGCTGTAGCTCACGAGGTCGGTCTTAGCGTCGATGCCCGTCCCGATTCCGGCGTTGGACCACCAACCGGCGATGCTCAGGCCGGCGGTGGTCGTCACCTTCGCGGTATCCTTCCCGGCACCGGTTCCGACGACCAAAGCGGAGTCGGTGAAGTAGGGATCGGCTGGCGTGGCTGGCTGTTTCCAGAACGTCAGGGCTTGGGTTGTGTAGATCGTGAAGTCCTGGTTTTTGCCGCAATTATATCCCTCGTACTCGCCGCCCCATGAGAAGCCGTCCGGCGCGAATACGCCGCCGCCGGTTCCCCAGGCGTTCCCGGTTAGGGACGCGCTGGTCGTGTAGTCATATACTCCGCCGCTGTAGCCGTGGGTTTCAATGCTCACCACCGCTCCAGCCGATCCGATCGCCACCAAGAGGGCGATCGATATTATCGTTTCTTTCCTCATGTTCTTTCACCTCATACTTTCGAAGATTATTAATATCAATATACACACAGCCGCGACTGTCGTGATCCAGGGCGAGCCGAGAAGGGGGGGGAGTTTCATCGCCTCAGCCCCCCATCACTTCACTTTCGACGTCGATCGCATCCCGGAACTCCGAGGAGTCATAGCAGCCCGACAGATCCGACGGAAAGGCCTCGCGGTGCGCCTGGACGATCGCCACTTTGCGGATCATCACGGCGGGCATATCTTGCCAGGGCCCAGCGCCGGATTTCTTGAAGTCCTTAAGCGATACCTCGGCTATGATCGCTACTTTGCGATCCTTACGGTAAACTTTACACCACCCCCCCAGAAGCTTTTCGTTTCTCATCAGGAACGTGCCCGTCCTATTTTCCAGCCCGTCACCGTCTTCGTCTTGGGCTACGATTATTCCAGCCTCGAAACCGTCGTACTGAGGATTCATCTCGGCTTTCCGCATGAACGCCTCTTTGCCGACTACCATCTGAGCCTTCTGGCCGTACTTGATCAGGTATGCCTCGTTTGTGAACGGGTTCAGGTTCCGAGCCTGGCAGAGCTTCAGGAACATGAAAGCCTCTGAGTCTGTCGCTGTGGGACAGATGTATGCCTTGATGTCGGCCAGAGTCAGCTCGGCCACCTGGATATCGCGCACCGGAACGTCTCGCTGGGTGAGTGGTGTTACAATATTCACCTTTCTAAAGAGGGTCGACATTCCCTCGTCGGCCTCTTCCGCCGATGGGCGAGGATCGTCAAAAGCTGGGTTCTGGCCGAGGGCTTCCCGGAGCTTATCGACGAGGCCCCCGGCGAGCTTCGTCTTTTCTAGAACCACCCCCGTCCCGGCGTCTACGTAGATATGGCCGCGACCGGGCCAGTTGATCGATATCTCTCCCTCTTCTCCCTCGTCTATGGCGAGGTCCGAGCCGAACTCGGCATTAACATCTTCGATGAATTTTTCTACTGTATCTTTTACGGACATGTTACTCCTCCTCTACTCTATTTCTCCATCCGCCGCACCTACACCGTCCGGGATGCGTCGCCATGTCGCCACAGTGGCGGCACTCGTGGACCTCTTCGGCCCGGGCCTCGTCTCGCAAGTCTTCGTATGTGCTCATCTCAGATCACCGCCACAGAGCATGCAGTGGTGCGGGTCTTTTTGCATCACGTAGAGCCAGTACGTCAGCCCGGTGAGAAGATAGTATATCTTCTTGTTATCCTTCACCGGAACGGTCTCTTTTTCACAGTACTTGCATATCATTTCTTATCCACCTTCTTGATGACTTCGCAGGTCACATCGTCGCCGGTCTCGATGCCATGCCGGGTCCTGATGTTCTGGGGGATGGTTATCCGGCCGTTGTGGACCGCCCCCGTAAAGATGTTCTCTTCTGCCATACACTACCTCAACGTGCGTAAAGTATATAAGCTTTGCCATCGTAGTATGTGCTATGCCTACGATAGAAGAGTACCAGAAATGGCACCTGGAAAACGACCACGTGCCGCGCCGCCTGTCGTTCCGGGCGTGGTGCCGGAAGATGGGGCGGCTCGAGGAGATCGAAGCGAAGCTCGCGAAAATGCGGGCCGGGTCGGAGACTTACGGCCGGATGGACGCCGAGAGCACGCGGCTATGCGAGGAGCTGGGGCTGTGAAAGAACGTGACGCCCTAATCGGCCTAATGACCGCGTTGGACGATCTGGAAGCGCTGAAACCGATAAATGGCGTTGCGAACGGCGGCCCAGAGCCAGCGTTTCTGCTAATGATGTCCGAACTCAAATATATAGAAGAGTACCGGCGAGCAAAGGGCGCCCTAGAAGACAATTCGGAGGGGCATTCAGATGACTGAGAGGATAGACGAGCTTTTGGAGAAGCTCGAGAAACTATGTGGGAAGTGTGGCAAGTATAAGTCAAGATCCCAGTTCAGCCGAGACGTTAGTAAACCCGATGGGTTGCAATCATGGTGTAAGAACTGCAAAACCAAGTACGAACTTGAAAGAAGTCATCGGAAAGGCATTAAACAACCCATGGGCGAAAACCGCGATTGCGCCTGCTTTCTTGGAATCCATGTCGCAGAGAGCATACTGTCTTGCATATATGAAAACACAAAAGCGATGCCTTATGGAAATCCTGGATTTGATTTTATCTGCGGTCGTGGCTATAAAGTAGATGTGAAATCAGGATGCAGGAGACATAGAGAAGGGAGATCCGATCAATGGATATTCCACATAGGCAAAAATCGCATTGCAGATTACTTCCTATGTATAGCGTTCGATTCGAGGGAGTCATTGACCCCAGAGCACATTTGGCTTATCCCCGGTGACGATGTCAGGAACATGGTAGGCATCACGATATCGGTTGTAACATTGAGCAGGTGGGAAAAATGGGAACAGCCCATATATCCAGTATTGAAGGCGTGTGATGTTATTCTTCATCAGGGTGGTATAAAATGTCATTAGATGCTCTTCTATCGAAATTGAAGAAGCTGGACCCGGAGACGTGGCTCACATACAAGAGCGGGATGTACATATCGAATCCCGCCCGTTCGGCGATGCTATCCATCGGGCAGGACACTGAATCAGATCGATACGTTGCCCCCTCCTTTATGCGTCCCAAAGATCGCGACAAGTGGCTTCAGGGCGTCATCCAGGACGCGATCTTGGGGCAGGCCAGTAGGGGCGCCCTATACCGGCAGTGGATATATTCCAACACCGGAAAAACATCGAAAACCGGGCGTTCGTATTCATCGGCCGTTGAAATTTACTCACTGGGGCCCCGGGGAGGCATCGAGGATCTGGTGAGGAAAATTTACGCATCCTCTGGCAGCACGCAGGCTGGAGCCCTCCTCGCGGCTTACGTCAAGGCGCTCGAAGCCGAAGCCGAAGCGGAGGCGACGGGATGAATTACCGCATCTGGCTGGTTCCTTCGGCCATTGGCTGTATTGCGTGTCAATTGGTGTCCACCGACCATACGGTTACTTTGTTCGGGTTGATACTGACGGCAATAAGCTATCATGAATACGGGGTTGGGTGGGAGGCATCTCATTGACTGAGATTCCCGTAACCATCCACATGGACCCCAACGAGATGAACTCAGATCGGGCCGTGGCGATCCAGCGCGTTATCATCCGCCACCCTGAAAGATGGATGTTCGATTTCGTCAAGACCGATCTCGACCTGGAGTTCTCCATCGGGGATAGAAAGCTATGGTGGGAGATAAAGACGGCCAAGGATCTCGCCAGGAGCCTCGTTACGGGCCATTTGATGACTCAAAGGATGTTTGCACCAGGATCGGCCCAGATCATCGTCCTGGGGACGTATGGCGACGTCCTGAGGGCATCTCCCGAGATCATGGAAACCAATCACCCAACTGACGCGGAACTGGCGACCGCCGAGACGTCATTGACACGATGGATCTCAAACCTGTTCGCGTCGGGGATGACCGTTCATTTCGGGTTCAATGCGAACGACTTCCCCCACCTAAACAAGAAGGAAGCCGAACTCGCGGCCCAAGACAAGACGCTGGCCCATGTGTGCCGGTGTTCTCGGGCTTATCTACTCCAGGACTGGAGCATCCCCAAGCCCAAGGCCGAGTCGTGGCCGTTGTGGTGTCTTATCGGGCTGAAAGGGGTCGGGCCTGGTCGGGCCAAGTCGCTGATCGACCTGGGGATAAGTCCGAGCCTGACCCGGTTCGACGGCAATCCGGTCCAGTGCATCGAAGACCTGCTTTGCCCTGGGGTCGGGAAAGGGACGGCTGCGAGTATTTTGAAAAGGGTGGCCGAAGGATGACTGTTTTTCCATATATGGACGAAAACTCACATTTTTCCATACATCAGAAGGTATTTAAGATCTGAAGTACCATAGATCTTTCATGCCAAAGCAGTTTAGGATAGATGTACCCGAAGACTTGCACCAGGCCCTAGTGCTGCAAGCCGCCCGAAACCACACGACCGTGAAAGAGTATGCCACATCGATTCTTCATCCCGCTATCGATAATGCAACGTGGGCGTTCCTCGGCTTGTTGCCCGACGTCAAGCAAACGGCGCGGGTAAATCCCGAAGCACTGGACGACCGACCGACCGAAGTACCGAAGGCGGAAAGTACTTCGGTCCCGATTCAAAGACTCTCTGACGACCTGGCGGCCCAGGCGCGTATAAAAAAGATCTGGATATCGGGAGAGAGGAATCGGCGCGTGATCGCTCTGGAGGTCGGGTACAAAGAGAGGACGGTCCAGCAGTACATCAAAGACTGTCTGGACTCGGGCGAGCTGGTCCGGTGATCTCCTGTGGCGCGGCCCCCAAAACCCATTGAAGGGCCTGGTATTGGGAAAGCATACCAATGAAACCTGGTCCAGCCCCCGCTCCTACGCTTGCATACGTTTTCATGTCGCGTTCCAACGACTCCATCCGCCCCCTGATTTCAGCTTCGGTTTTCATCCTCTCCCCCCTCATCGGGCGGCTGCGCGGCGGCTTCCTTCGCATACGCCTCCACCGCGTCCCAGTCCTCGTCGCCGAAGTCTCGGTGATCGTGGCCCATGTCGTCGTCGTAGTCGTGTGAGTCCTTTCTCCAGAAAGATATGGCTACCAAGGCATTGTGGTATCCCTCGGCTCTGGCGGCGGAACGGTCCCGCTCGGCCTCTGCTTCCGCAAGCTGTTTGATGGCGTTTTCACCCGCTCGAACAATCCTGTATTCCAGCACTGAGATCCTCTCCCTCAGCGCCGTGATAGCGTCGTCGAAGGAGCCAGCCCCACGCCAGGGGCCGAGCCAGGCGTGGTTATACCGGCTGATCTCGATGTTGATTTTATCACCGGACATCAGATCTCCTCAAAAAATGGGGCTCAGGGGACCCCCACCTGGAAAAACGAAACGTGATCCCCTGCGTCTGTATGTTTCCCTTTCGAGAACCCACCTGTGGCAATCTGGTTCGCGATTGCTGCCTTGAACTCTTCTGAACCAAGGTCCCCGATTCTATCAGTATGTGCGCTGATAATGCGCCCTGCCTTACTCAAGTTATGACATTCATCATAACTTGGACCTACGATCTTACGCTCCTTTTCGTCCTCGAAGGCGATCCAATCACCTTCCACATTCACAAGTACGCTATATTTCATTTCCATCTCATCTCCTCACAGTTCTTACAATATACACAGTATCTCTAATAGTATTTATAGGTTAGCAGTGTAAAGTTTCTGAAGATGGGTAAAATCGTTTTTGATAACTCGCCGATTCCATGACTTATAGGAATACGCCCCCCCAGGCGCGTACACCCATGCCTTTCGAGTCGGAAAACATATTTATAAAAATAGGGTGCGTCGCCCGTTAGTGATAGCGACGCATGGTGATTCTAAATCAACTGTCTAACTTTTTGATTTCTCCAAGATCTGAATTGCGTTGTCTAACTCCTCGGCCCTCTGCACCTGGTGTTCATTCATTCCATCAGCGCCGGGAGGCTCTTCACCGACACCGAAGCACCGGCGCCAATCCGGGCATTCGAATGCACCGAGATCCCAGAACGGACAAGGATCGGTATTTTCGTTTTTATAGGGGCAGTCATCCGTCATCGGTCCCCCGCCCCCTCATCGTCTTCGATTATTTGTCGCTGGAGTTCTGCCAATTCTCGGAACTCTTCCGTTTCGCTAAACGGTGGGGCGTCCTCCTCCTCATAGCTTTCTGAGCCACAGGCGGCGCGTGCCGCCACTGAGATACGATACAAATCATATGCATGTTCGCCGCTCATAGACAACCGGATATTCTCAGAGAAAGACGCGATCGCACCCAGCGCCCCCCGCAGGCGGGCGTTCTCGGCCTCTGTTCTCCTGTATATTTTCAGGAGTTCGATCATTTTTTCATCATCTGTTGGCATCGTCGGCCTCCTTTTGGTCCTGTGGCCGGAGGACGGCGCGGGCCCGTAATGCAGCCCCACGCAGCGCAATGGGGAAACATCGGCCACCATCACTACAATCACAATCAGCATCGATGCTTTCCAATAGCTCTGCCAGAGCCACCCGCAGGCGGGCGATCTCGGCCTCCGGATCATTGATTTCCACTGGCATTGCCAACACCGCCATCGCGGGGTCGGTAAGTCGGTCACTCTCGGCCATGCTCGGCCTCCCGCCTGTGCATTTCTCGGGTTTCCTCGTTCAAATTTTCCCACGCCGCCTCCCTCGATTTCAGGGCCCAGCGATCGAAATATGCGAGATCCATCGCCATGCGATCTACCAGCACCCCCTCCAGCTCGGCGATCCTCGCGTCCCTGGCGGAGATCGTGGCCTTCTGCCAATCGACCGCAGACTTCATCCTGGTGATCTCCTCTTGTGTCTTTTGAAGCGCATTTTCATAGACCCGCACGACAGTCTTAACCGCGTCGTCTGCCTCATCCACTCCGACATAATCACCATCATCGGAGGTGATCACATCCGACCATCGGTTTTCACTCATCTCGGCCATGCTCGGCCCCCACCCCGCTCGTCCAACCGGCCGCATCCGCCAACCCCATCTCTGGTGCATGATGGCATTTTCGGGCGACACGCCCGAATAAGTCGGACCCCAGAAGTTCGGCCAGGTCCGGGTCGGCGATATCTCCGGCCAAGACCGTCACATGAGCAATTAACTGGATTTTGAGCCGGTCGTCGGTGATGACTCCTATCGACCCGCACCATAGCGGCCACGCCGAAAAGTCGAGGTCCGCTCCCCACAGGTTGGCATGGCGCAGGTCGGAACCGTACAGGTTGGCATGGCGCAGGTCGGAACCGTACAGGTTGGCATGGCGCAGGTCGGAACCGTACAGGTTGGCATGGCTCAGGTTGGCACCGTACAGGTTGGCATCGCTCAGGTCGGTACAGCTCAGGTCGGTACCGCTCAGGTTGGCATAGCTCAGGTCGGCATGGCGCAGGTTGGCTTCACGCAGGTTGGCTTCACGCAGGTTGGCTTCACGCAGGTTGGCTTCACGCAGGTCGGAACCGAGCAGGTTCGCTCCCCGTAGATCAGCGCGAGCACCACCCGGCTCTCCCACTAGCCACTCAGAGTGGGCCGCAAGCACTGCCCCAATATCTATCTGACGTTTAGTTGTCATCGTCGGCCTCCTCCTTTTCAGCTCCCAGCACCAGAAGCTCTTTCCAGGTCACCTTACCCTTGACTTTTTGAAGCATCTCAGCCTCGGAATCGTCAAGGTAGATATGCACGTGTAGCATACTATCATAGATAGTGCGATAGTATTGATAGCTTGCGCTCCGAGAGGCTTTGCACCTAAAGTAGAGAAAGGGGGGGGACTTTAGGTGCAGGTCTCGGACTTTAGGTGCAAACGCGAGTTTAGGTGCAAAGCCTCATCATTTTTTTCCTCCACCAGATAGCGTTATCGCTCATCTGGGTTCGAGAGGGTTGGGGTCTATGGTGGACAGCCACAGCCCTAGCATGTGGACCCGGAAGCCCGACACGTCGCCCCTGGCGGCATAGTAGATAGCCGCCCCGGCGTAGGCCGTCCTCATCGACTTGCGCGGGATCTTCGGCTTATGGGGCATCAGGAAGCCACCGAAAGCGCGTCTTCGATGAACTGATCCAGATCGGCCCTCACGTCCGGGTGAGCTTCGTCGATATCAACTATGCCGCGAGCATCACAGAACTCCTCGAAAGCGTCCTGTTCGATCTGCTCATCGGTGCGGAGATCTATCTCGACGCGATCCATGTACCCGCCGCAACAGATCCGGCCAGTAACCGAGACCTGGCCGCAGGCGTGGCAGGCCCAGGCTATGGACATCGCTCACACCCCCAGGATCGCGCTGAGTCTCGAGAGCGTCGCGTTCTCTTCCGCCTCTTCCGCGTCCGTTTTCGGCAGCGGTGCCGCCATGATCAGAGCCCAGTGTGCCACTGCTGCCTGTTTTTCTTCCCGTGTATTGGACATAGCACCCTATACGATGGGAAGGTATATAAGGTTTACTAATATGCCCCATGCCCCGTCGGGTTCTGTTGCGTTTGAGGGTGGTGCAGGCATGGTGGTGCAATCGTGGTGGTGGTGATGATTAACTTCCTAAAGGCGTGTTACGACGAGGGGCAAACAATATAATGAATATCGATATGTTGTCTGGAGGAAATAAGGCTTATATCCAGAATGCCCTATTCGATGTTCATGGCCGACACGCCGCGGTGGTCGCGCACGACTTGCACTTATAGACCTGCTTATTGTTGGCCTTACCGTACTTGATAACCTGGGATGATCCGCAGAACTTGCACCCTATATCTTCGCTTGCGACCTCTCGCGATATCTCGCGATCCTTGGGCCGCTCGTTATTTAGTTTCTCAGATAATCGAAGCCATAACGTAACTGCATGAATATGCTTGCATGTAACGTGCCTGAACTCGAAGTCGGGGCAATTGCACACCCATTTGTTGGCGTATCGTGAAACTGTGTATACGTTCCCGTTGGTCTGGGATGGGATCTCGAACCTGTCCTCTGCTATCTTTATCGGTGTTTTACCCCCCTCTATCATTCTGGCACCACGCAAAATCCTCTTTCCAACTTCAGGGTTCGTAGATTCGTCCCATGGCATGATATCTAGTTATGTAGTTAACTAGATATATAGTTTATGATTCCCTAGATATAGCGATAACTTTATAACTAGATATCTCCAATAATAGATGGATGGGGCAGATCAGCGTATTCATTGATGACGATCTCGATACCGAATTTCGAGCTGCAATAGCTAATACCCTTGGATTAAAGAAGGGTAACATTAAAATCGCCATCGAGGAAGCTATACGCTTGTGGATCGACCAAAAGGCTTGAATAGTATAATATGCGTACATAGCTATCACTAAGAAGTTAGGCGCGGCGGATGGGATTCGAACCCATGTGATCCGGGCGGACCATCGGTTTTTAAGACCAACGCTGTTGGCCACTGAGCCACCGCCGCACTAATGATTAGGATGCCGGAGCTGGGACTCGAACCCAGGCCATGCGGGTGGCGGCCCGCGTGTCATGGCCGCTAGACTACTCCGGCTTCATATAATTTTGAGCTATTCCTGCAATCCACGCTCCTCGTATTTGGATAGCCCGCTGGATTGAATGAACCTGAATACCTTATATGGCCCTGCTCGATCCTCTGCCCAACGACCGTTCTCTTGTTTCTCAATCCCGCTTCGAATTCGTGCCGTTTTACTCCGAATTGCGTTCTTAAGTCGCTCAGTCTCTGCGCTCTGCTCACTCAGCATTTCTTGCCCCACAAGTTCTCCAATAATGTCTTCGACCTCTTCCGCGTCCGTTTTCGGCAGCGGTGCCGCCATGATCAGAGCCCAGTGTGCCACTGCTGCCTGTTTTTCTTCCCGTGTATTGGACATAGCACCCTATACGATGGGACAGTATATAAGGTTTACTAATATGCCCCATGCCCCGTCGTTAAGCTTATATACCGCGATAACTAAGAAGAGGGTATGAAAAAGCCTTTGATTAGGGTATCGGAAGAGAATAAGAAACGACTAGTAAAATTTGGCGACGCTTCGGAGACGATGAACGATTGTGTGGGGCGGGTGCTGGATCTCGCCGAGGCGATGAGAGACGGTGGGGCGTGAGGGAGACAACGTCGTATGGCAAAGGTAGATGAGGAAAAGGTCAAATCCTTCCTTTCACAGTGGATTCAAGGTAGGATTTTTTGGGAGAAAAAGAACAACTTCGGCTATCCGGTCTTTCAATGTGATACGGCGGAAAGGCCCGACATGCTGATTATTAACAACGGGTATCCCATAGCGGTCGAAGTTAAACATGCCAAAAGTGCCGGGAATGTTTTAGATGGCGTCGCCCAGACCCTTCGATATGCGAGGGACGGGCTCAAGTTCTATGTAGATCACCGCGAAATTCAGCCCGCCTGTTATGTACTGGCCACTCAAGATAGTATCCGGGGATGCCTATTCGACTTCGAGAAGAAGAAGGTTCCCTCATCATATGGGCGCGACTATGCCGCCAGGGTGGGTGAGATTCCAAACACCGAATACAGGCATACCTTCCAGGCCCTCCGCTCCCTCTGGCGGTTCGCCGAGTTTGAAAGGGACGTTCACGGCTGGAACTGGAACGTTGGGGTAGGGTTCTTATTATCAACTGCTTTGAATAATCCCGAAGGACCGGTATTTTCTCCGTTGATTCAGGCCAAAATCGATAAGCAGCAGTTCATTAAGGTGATCTGATGGGCACCGCAACGGAGATCACCGGGGGGCATTATAAGCGACAGGAAGTTAAAGAAGTCATTCTCAAGCTATGCAGTTATGCTGGGGGGCTTCGAGGGCTCAACGGCGACGAGGGTTGGTATTCCAAGGGCCCCGGTGATGCTGTTAGGCTTCGTGGGCCTGCCGATTACGACGATACAACAGCGCGGGCCCGATCGCTCTACATGACCGCCGACGTATTCTCCCCTGAAGTATTCGATCTCTCGTCTCAGTGGGTGGAAGGGAGAGGAGGAGAAGGGCGGCCAGAGTTCCCCCTGGGAACCCGAGGAGATCTGATATCCTACAGTCTCTTCGCCGACATCGACGCCACAAAGGCGCCGGGCGAGACTGGATCAAAACTCTACCATCCGGGCCGGACCGAGGCCTTGGAAGCGGCGGCGTCCTTCATGGTGCGATACCTGAAAGACCGAGGCATCGCAGAGTCAGTCGGTGTGCTCTTTTCGGGGCAGGGACTCTATATCTGGTTGCATCCGGGCCTATCTGACGTATCGGAGAACAGGGCCCTGGCAGGCTTCAACCGTGAAAAACAGGACCACGATTTCAAGGTCTGGATGGAGGCCTTCAATGCCCTCTTATATGATATTGAGAAGGCGTTTTTCGAGGAGTTCCCGGAGCACGCCGGGCGCGTGAAGTTCGATAAGCTCAACAACCAGAAGCGAAAGATCAAGTGCCTGCTATCGATCCATAAGACTCTACCTTTTGCGGTCGTCCCTCTTGATCGGGATGATATCAAGATTGACCTGGAGCGGGCCCGGCTCACTCTCGATGGTGGTCTGCCTTCGGAGACGATTGCTGAAGCCGGAAAGTGGCTGGATGAATGGAAGGCGGCTGAAGGCGAAAGAAAGG